TAGAAAGCCCAGACTAGCGCCATTACTGGCGTGTCGGTCAAACGGGATCAGCAGCGTTTACTAAGACGCTGTACTCAGTGTGGCTACCACGCAACACTGGGCGATTCTCAGGCACCCATGAGGTGCCGTAGGAAACGATCCAACCAGGCTTGTACGTCATCTTGGGATCTCGGGGGGTTATTCGCCCCGAGCTCATCTTGACGCCGTACACACCGGCAGCGAGTTGTACATCGTAATCGAACAGGTTTGCCTTTACCGCGTTTAAGACGCGGTGGGGCCTGTAGACTTGGACGTACTGTGTCGAATGTCGCATTTTAACTACCCAACGAGCTTCTTCATCACATATAACAAGGTCTCCAAGGCTTTTTGGGCCACGGATCCGTCGTATGTTACTTGGAAGCTGGTCGAGAAGGTGGAACCAAGCGCGACGATACACAGGAAAACCACTAGGGGCCTCTTCAGTGCATTGCCTAACTGCGTTAGCAGCCGCGATATAGTCCTGCGGTTCATTCGGTGACTCTTTCATAAAGTAAGGCCTCACGGCCTGGCCGTTGAAGAAGTCACCTCCACAACTCTCACGGAAAGGACCACTCCAAAAAGATTTCTCTTTGTTGAGCGTGAACCCGCAAAAGTTTAGGAGAGCTGTAACGGGCCTGACAATCTCTGTTCTACAGATGATGTCATCTCCGTAGACTAGTGTGCCGAGATCATCCACATCCATAAGCGTCATCCCGACGTAATGGACGATGGAGAAAAAGATCAAGGTTTCTAGCTCGAAGGTAAAACCGTTACCCATACTGGAGAACTTCTCCAGATTTCTCCATGCAGACTGACCCTTACCCTGGCGAAACCGTCCGTGCATTGCACTTAGGTCCTCGTCGGAAAACTGGGTCGAAAAGGATCGTAGCTCATTAAAGAGCGCGAACCAATCTGCTGGTAGCAATAGCTTGACTAGAGCATATGCTAGGGTGTCGCTTGCGTTTGACAAATCCAAGGTGGCCATCAATCCAGTGATACTGGACTCACGCGCAACCCGCGCGTGCGTATGTTGGCCCCCATTCAAGTCTATACCAACAGCCCGAAGGCGTTGGCGAACTTCCAGTCCAAGTGCGAGCTGGAAGTAGACGTTTATTGAAGGTTCGGCCGCTATGGCCCGATCCTTCGTAGCGTCTTTTGGAGCAACCGAAAACCGGTTTCCCCTGACTTGAATCACATTTCGCCGAGGCGTCGCAGAAGCGTTTGCACGCCCCCACATGGTCTCTTGATACGGGATCAGAAACCAATATGCCCCGGCAGTCATCGATGGGCTGACATTCATTTTGTCGCCAACGGTACTTCGCTTGGCTGGATCAGAAAAGGTTGCCCCAGGGCCGAACCTCCCAGCAAGATCGTCTAACGACGGAGCCTTGCCCAGGACTGACTGAATAATTTTCCGAATACCCACGAAGTGGTGAAGTATACGCTCGTCGCAAGAAGGGTGAGTTAAACCCTCCAGGTACGGATTCAGTCTCTCGTTCGTCTTAAAGCAATCTGCCTCGCCCGCAAGCCAGTTGTCTAAAGCTTTCGCTCGACGCTTGGTTTTATCGGTGGGCAGGTCCTCCAGCTTTCTGAGAAGTGCAGCTGCTTGCGCATCTGCAAAGTACTCCCCAGCGTCGCTGTAGTCCTTGGGGTCGACGCGCATTGCTGCTATCGTGTCCCAATCCCCGCAGTTCAGAGCTTGCAAGCAAGCGTCTGCAACGGGGCTTCTGATAGACCTATACATCAGGTCCGCAAACCTCTTCACCTCCGGTGATAGCGGTCGTGTCTTCATGATTCAGGCCACCCTACTGTTAAGTAGGAGCCACTCCTTCCTTCATGCTCGCCTTGAGGGCGACCAAGAGGTTGACGAACTGGGAAACCGATTCGTCAATGGTGGTGGTTGGAATGTCACCGTCAAAGGTGCTTTCCATCTTGTGAATCAATCGACGTTCGACCGAAGTGACGCCCGTCGTGGTATTGACCACGGGATAGGGCATCATGTACGTTGCGATCACTCGCGTCTTTGAAGGCTGGGAAGCCTGGCGCTTGTGAGTAAACCGCAATTCCGGGCGGGTGGCAGAGGTCGCTCCTAGAGCGGGACCGTACCATTGGGCTGGATTATCACCCGATGCACCCTGTTGAAGGGTGTAAAGGATGTCCGTAGTACCGTCGTTTTTCTTGACGGTAACGTTTGCTGCTGTCGGCATTGCTGACTTTCTAAGTGAAGTTGAAGAGAAATCTTCATCGATGCTTAGCCGGGAAGCTTGGGCATTTTCTGAAGTAGGAGTGAAACCGCGGTTAAGCCGCGGGTTAAGCTCAGGGGGTTTAGGTCCACCCTAAGGACCGGGCGGGGGACAGACGTCATTGCTTCTCTTACCTTCTTAATGCCTTCACCCTTGTGGAGTGACTGCGTATAAGCGGGAACCTCCGAAGGAGGGCATAGAGGGGAGCACGACGTCCAGGTCCACTCGATCTGACACGTGACCTTTTTACTGATGTAGGCTTTGTGGAGTGTCAACCCAGCAAAGTCTGTAAAAGACGAGAGGTAATCTTGCAGATTTACTGCCCACCCAAAAACAAAAGACCACGGAATCACGTCTAACGCAACTACTGCAGGGTTCAACACCCCCAGCTGCTGCGCAAGACGAAGATTCGGGTTCGTGACCTCTACTTCAGCTCCCATAGCAACGCGACTCGTACACTTAAGTTTTTTATGAACTTGAGCGGGGCCTTCAAGCCCGATGAGTAGTTCCGCAGTGCTACGCCCAGTACCTCTAATCTGGGTTCGGTTTATCGGTGCATCAAGCACTTCGACAGCCGATTGGATATCGGACACCATAGGTTTCCAGCCAAACCAAAACTCTAGCCAAAGGTCTGCTAGAGCACGTTCTGTTTCGTGTCGGTCCTTTACGGGGTCTCTTTTGGAGTACCCGTAGGGAGAAACTCGCTTCCTGGGAAGGACGCGATCCCGATACGGCAACATGACGTGATGGGCTCTCCTAACGGAGATACCCAATCCTCTGGACACTGCTTTCGCGTCCAGGTTCCGCACGCCACGCGCAAAGGCAGCAAGCTGCCCAAGCCGTGAGGCAATCATTACCCATGCTTGTTTTGACTGAGCCAGCGACACCCCTAAGGATGCCGTCGACCCAAT